TTAATTTGCCTTCTTCTTCTTCTTCTTCTTCTTCTTCTTCTTCTTCTTTTTTCTTAACAGGCGCAGCATCAGCATTATCACTTTTCTTAAGTGACTTCTCTTCTTCATCAGCATCAGCATCTCCAGGAACTTCCTTACCTTTCTTTAAAAGACTGATAATCTCTACCATACCCTTTTCAAGAGTATCAAGTCTCTTACTAGTTTCAGTTACAGCAATTTCTTCTGACCCTTCAATTTTCTTTACTTCTTCTCCCTTTAATAAGCCTAGTTCTTCTAGTGCCTTATTTAATGTATCTGGGCTAACACCTTTTTGTTCGTCTGATTTCATAATATGTGATTTATTACTTTTTTCAAGCTCTAGAGTAAAAGTATAAAACTTTTCTAAAGTTTCATAAGTAGAATCTGGAAACTTTTTCCCTACTATGTCTATCACTTGGCTTTTAGTTAAACTTCCTTGTTGTTTTTTATCTTGTTCTTTCTCTTCTTCCTCTTCTTCTGTCTTAACTCCATCTAAAGATTCTTTGGCTAGTGGGTGTTTACCTTCACCAATTTCTGACCCAGTCCCATCTGAGATGATATCTCCCTTAATTAACTGAAAATCAGAAGTTATCCCTTTCATCAATTTTACAATGGCATCTCTATTTTTAGGAGAAGGAGTAACGGCACAGCCAGTTATATCAGCTTTTTCAACATAGTCTTTTGTTTTTTCATCTTTAAATTTAGTAGCTGTACCTTCTAAAGATAAACCAAGAGACAAACCCTGTCCCTCTAAAACTTGTTGTAGCTGATAAACTTGTTGGGCCATAGGATTCTCAGAAAATAGCTCAAAGTCCAAATGCATTTTATTTGTACTCTTATCTAGTCTGTATTGTTTTGGCTTACCTATAATAGCCATTGGGTTTTTATTACTCTGGTGATGCCAGTTGATAAAACCATCTTCCATAATAGGTACCATATTAAACCCACTAGGGTCTAGAATCTGCCCATCAGTGTCTCTTGTAGTGGAAGACATAACACCACTCATCTTGAGAATCTCTTTCCCTTGTTCATTAACACTCTTAGAAAGTGTTAAGGGCATATAGGCACTAAAGTTTCTCTGTAGGTTCATATTATGCTGCTAAGACTGTAACTAATACAGTATCTGTTGCTACTAAGCCGTCTACGTTAGTAACAGTAAGTTTGAATATGTAGTCACCTTCAGCGGCATCAATACCAGTTATGGTAGTATCAATAACAGTAGCATCAGCAAATACTGGAGTTCCAGCACCTGTCTTAGACAACAGTTCCCAAAGAATAGTATCAACAGCACTTGTACCTGAGCTAGTTACTGTACCATCTAAGGCTACAGCACCTGAACCATTTACAATGCCTACTTGATCAGGACCTGCAGAAATGATTGGCCCAGCTAATAAGACTAGTGGGCTAGGTTCTTTGATATCAATAACAGTTAAATTCAAATTTGTTGATACTGCCAAGGCTAATATTGATTGAAAGCTATTTTCTACCTCTTGTAGATTAACACCAGCTATAGTAGCAGCATCTCCATCAACAATCTCCATGTTAGTGAACCTGGTATCAAAACCTGGGGCAGCCAACTCAGCATTTGTACCGAATATATCAACTTTGACTTCAGCTCGTATAACTTTATCTGCTGACTCTAGTATAAGTGTTTTCATCTTTATGACTTTTTTTAATTACAGAGGTAAAGATAAGAAAAATCTTCAAGTTACTTAGGAATCTTTTGAAATAATCTATTCTCTAGTTTAAGTGTTGAATTTTCTAACTCTTTTTCAGATAGCTTAGTTTTATATCTGGTGACTATTTTACTAGCTGAAACTATCTGTTGCTCCCTCAGTTTTAGTTTATCTTTTACAGTTGCTAATTCGATTTTTAACTCTACATTATCTTTCTTAAGTTTCTCTCTCCCTAAGAACCAATCTAATCTACTCATATCTCAGTTGTTTTATTATTCACAGTAACTCTCACCTTACTTTTACGCTCTACTTTTGGTTTATTCAATTCTCTAAATTTCTCCCAGTTCTTAATAAACATTGTACCATTCCATTCCCAGATACCTGCATTTCTATCCTGTATAGTGAATCCTTTAGGGACTCTTTCTATTGTACACCTACAATTCCCACTAACCCATACTCTACCATTTCTTCTAACAAATAGTGTATGATTTCTTTCTAACTCTACATCATATACCATACCTTCATACTGAACTTCTTTAAGTCTATCTTCTTTTGTTGTAGTATTATTTCTTAGAGTATACTTCTGTGTACCTTGTGATATCTTCCATACATCTCTACACTGATACCCTTCATAGACATTGCCTTTCATTAAAGTATAAGCAGGCTTGCCTCCTATTTTAAGAATTAGCTCTCCTACTTGAGCTGATAATATCTCTGAAGATGTATGATAGTGGGTCTGTCCCTTGAAGTTATAGTTCTCAAATACTGTTGGCTTATCAAATGTGCCATCACCCTTAGCAAAGGCTAATAGAAACTTCTTTATTAATTCAATTGAACTCTCTGTGATATACTTAGGCAACTTTTTCAGATGTGACTTCTTACCTAGTTCTTCAAAGTGTTTAATAAATTCGATTGAGTATTTCCCTTTACTAATATCTATAGGTATTACAATATCTTCTTTCCCTACCCATATCTTTGAAAACAATCTATTACAAAGAGTAGTGATCTCTTCCCTATACTGTTTCTTTAATTGTGTTATATTAATCTCCCATATACTATCACTATGTTTACAAATACTACCTTCACTAATATACCACCCCATGAAAGTAAACCAGTCTTCACTAAGAAAATTAATGTTATCTATCTGTGTATACTGACTACTCTTCCCTACCCACTTAGGGATAGTTCTTAAAAATCTACTTGATAAAGGTAGTTTAGTCCCCTCTACTAATCTTAACTGAGGTCTCTTCTTACTCCAGCTATCTACATTAATTACATGTCTATGGTTTGGAGTTGTTAAGGAACTAGAAGTCTCTTGACTCTATACTATGCATTATCCCTTTATAGAAATACTCAATCTTATGTGCAGTCCTCTACCCACTCACTACTCTGTGTTTCAAGATTTAGAGAAAGAAACTTTTCCTGTAGAGTTACATCTTTAAATAACTTCCAGCCTTGGTCTGTTAGCACTTCTGTATCATCTGAGAAGCACCATGGGTGAATTGGTCCAATTACAGGTCTCCATTCAGCTACCTTGAAACCTATATTAGTACCATTGGCCTTCAACTGGGCTACAGTAAAGATGATAGGTTCTGAGGATACTCCTCCTGTTAGAAACAATCTTTGACAATGTTGGCAAGCTCCTTGATACACATCCTTATATACTAAGGCACTATCTCCTTCCTCTTTTTGTATCTGTGTTATTCTGCCTTCATCAAATGCTGTGTGTAAAACAAAATCACCTATTCTGTGTAAATCTCTTTCCCAGTCACCCGTCTTCTTACCTAAGATAGATACAACCTCTGACAAATACTTTCTATCTTCAATTGCTTTCTTAGCAGCATCTGTTACTAGTTTTGTATGTTGTACAGTGTGTCTTTTTTTATCAGCAACCACAAAAGTATCTGTTACCTGAGACTTGATAGTCTGTCCCAGTTTCTTGATATCTTGATAAGTTTGAAATTGTAGATTCTCAAGAGCATTTCTCTCCAAGGTTGTAAGTGGGGCTAGTTTAGCTATATTCTTCTTTAATTGAGGGTATGTTAATCCCTGTAGATTACTAGTATGTAGTATTTGTGATAGCATACCAAACTTATATGCCTGTTCAACTTTAGAGGATTCACTTGAGATCTTATCAACATCTACTCCATTAATCTTTAATAAAGCTCTGTCTTGTTCTGATAGTATGGTAGGTCCTACATTATGTGCCACAAAAAGAATAGTATAGTTGTCCACTATAGCTAGTAGTTCATTAAGTTGTTGTGGACTTAAGATCATTATTATAGATCTTTATTCAATATATCATCTAACTCTCTCCCTTGTTCATCAGCTTCATCTTCTAGTTCCTCTTTAGAACCTGTTTTAAGAGTATCTATCAATTCTTTATGTTCATCTATGAACTCTTCTTTAGACATCTTTACTTCTTTCCCTTTGTTCAAGCCTACTCCAAATCCGTTTAAAATAG